GGACGTGGTGCCTGGATACGAGCACCGCGAGTCCGAATCACCGGTTCTATGCAGCAACCACTTTATTGGCTGGACGAATTCTCTGCGGATTATGGGGAGGCCTGGCGCGCCAGACGAGCTGGTGAACCTGCATTTTGCGCAGTTCGTGGCCAAGCATTTGGTTAAGGCTGCGGCGCGGAAGGTGGCGTTATGACCCTGCCATTGATTGCACGCTGGCCATTGGATGGCGTGGGGTATTTCATATGAGGAAGCGCAGCAGCTACAGGCCCAAGGGCATGGTGCACGACACCATGGGGTATGTCATTGAGAGCTTGACCCCTGTGGCGGCGCACGGGTCTGTGCTTATTGACTTGAAGCTGAAGAACCACGCAGCATTGGCCACGACGACTCAGGGAAGGGCCACCAGGCCGACCATCGACGTGCTGATCGCCGCCTTAAACATGACGGAGACGCTGTACAAGAAAGGCTTTGGTGACGTTGAGGAGCACGGCCCGCTGGTTAAGGCTGGCATGCAGGCGTTACGCTCACTTGGTTCGCGTGGCGCGGCCACTGGGAAGTTCATTATGAAGTCCGAGGAAATGGCGGCGCTGAACGAGGCGATGGAGCTGCACGACGCGCAGCTGGAGGTGATAACGGTGAAGGACATGGAGAATGCCCTGCACCATATTTACGAGACCATTAAACACAAACGTGCCACACCTATTGTGGCTAAGGAGAAGAACACATGACACAAGAAGAGATGATGGCAGACGGTACACAGTACTGCTGCTACTGCGGGGGCGAGAAGGTGCGGTTTCAATGCTGCGGCGAGAACCACTTTCAAACATTTGCTCAGATGTCTACGGATGAGCAAGATGAGTTTTTGGACAACGAGGAGAAAGAGCAACAGCCAACAGCCTGGGTCTACCCAGAAGGGCTTGAGGCTTTGCAGCAGTGGCGGCCGTGGACGGTTTACGGGGCTAACGGCGAGGGGCGCATCCCTCTTTATACAGCACCGCAACCACAGAAGCCTTGGGTTGGGCTAACACCAGAAGACTACGACTCAATGCGTCCTCGTGTGCCACACACCGTCAATGACTTTTCGTTCGCTGATGTTGCGGCAATTGTCGAAATCAAATTAAAGGAGAAGAATGGATGAACATTTTCATTGATGGAGAGTGGAACAGCTACGGTGGCGAGTTGATCTCACTGGCGCTAGTTGCTGAGAACGGGCAGTCGTTTTACCGTGTGCTTGGTTGCGCCGATCCAGACCCATGGGTGGCAGAAAACGTGATGCCAAATCTGCATGAAGACTGGGTCACGCTTGATGTGTTGCAAGGCTGGCTTGAGGTGTTTCTGAATCAGTTTGACTCTGTGCACATCATTGCCGACTGGCCAGAAGATATCATGTGGTTCTGTAAGGTCTTGGTCAACGGGCCGGGCACAAGGCTAGACACGCCACCGTTGACCATGCAGGTGCTTCGCATCGATACGGTATCCAAGAATCCGCACAACGCGTTGGCAGATGCCATAGCGCTGCGTGATTGGTACGTCCGTGTGGACATGAATTCAGTCGGGAGCGAAGCCAAACTCAAGGAGAAAAACAATGGCTAAGTTAATCGACTTCCCCATCGGCCTTAATGAAGGCGAGTCTCGCCTTGACTTTGACCCCGACGAGGCGCTCACTGGAGCAGTGGGCAAGCTAACGGAAGTGGTCATTGTTGGCTACGAGGCCGACGGCTCATTGTATTTTGCGTCTAATCGCGCCAATGGTCCGGATGTGCTTTGGCTACTTAAACAAGCAGAGCAGATTCTGCTGGATATTGAACGGGAGATGAGGACATGAACATAGAAAAAGTTATTGAGCTGGCGCGAGAAGCTGGAATTGCGGATGCTTTTATGAGAGTTCCGCATCCAGGGGTGATAACGCAGCTCGAACGTTTTGCCGAACTCGTCAGGAACGACTACAACAACAAGCACTCGCAGTTGTGGCGGGTGTGTATTGAAGATGCTGTGAAAGCAGAGCGTGAGGCATGTGCAAAGGTGTGTGACGACATTGACGCCGAATACGACGGCGAGGATGTGCTGGCGACTTGGTGTGCCAAAGCCATCCGCGCAAGAGGCAGTGCTTAAGCTACTGCTGGCCGTGTTGATGCTACCGGCATCGGCATTGGCTGTGCCTTACTCTAAGCAAGCTAAATGTTTAGCTGACAATCTGCACTACGAGGCACGTGGCGAGAGTTTGGCGGGCATCAGAGCGGTAGCTAACGTAGTCTTAAACAGGGTCGCAAGTAAGCGCTGGCCGAATTCTATCTGCAAAGTTGTTTATCAACGCAAGCAGTTTAGCTGGGCAAACGATTACAGGGCTAGAAACCCAAAGCTGGTGGCATACACACAGAAAGTGCAACGAGTAGTGGCCAAGGCAATGGCAGGCAGGCTAAAGGACAACACGCGAAGGTCAACGCACTATCACACAATAGCTGTTTACCCGCAGTGGGCAAATAGATTAAAGATGACTAAAGTCATTGGTTTCCACGTTTTCTATAAATATCACAAGAGAAAAACATGAGCGCAGAAAAAGAATCAGACGCACCAACGCATGGTTGCGCAGACGCATCAATCCAAAGCGCATGCCAAAGCCAGACAAGCCGATCATTGATTACCGTATAGACATACCGCTGCATTGGCTGGAGAATATAGCAGCGTTTGCCAAGGTCATATCGGTGGTGTTGGTGGTGTGTTTGTTTGCCGGGTACGCCAGTGTGTTTATCTGGGCGACAGACAATGTCGGACACTACCGATAGCAACCTGCTGTGCCACGCCTGCCACAAACATCACAAAGGGGCCAAGCCGGTGACGTTAATTGATGGCCGGGTGGTCAGCAGCTACTCAAAAGAATGGATGCTGGAATGCGAAGCAAGATGGGTAATCGAGAAGTTGCCGGACAAAGCAAAGCCCGGTGGGAAGACCAGCAAGAGCGGGTATCTAATCAAAGTGGAGGACCGCAGAGGCAGACCGGCCATGATGGAGTTAAGAGCGCTTATGGCAGCCCTGTGGCGATCAAGCTCGGCAAAGCGCCGAAGATAGTCAAGCGCGAACAGATCGAGGACCAGCGCGTACTGACAGTAGTGCCACTGCGCGCAGCCAAGGACAGGGGGACTGCGGCCAATGGAGTTACGGGCTTTATTGGTTTTAGGTAGCTACAGCAACAAAGGCGGCCTGACATGGGTAGGCACTAAGCGAGTAGGTGAAGACCTAAGCGTAGGCCAGCGCCGCGCAGCGTACTTACTCAAGGCGCTGGTGGACAAAGGCTACGTCAGGATCATTAGCTTTGGCTACCGCAAGATCAGAGCGCACACCAGACAAATCGTGTTCAGAGAAGACATCAGCGCAGACGAAGCCGCCACAATCAGCGGCGAGTTAGCACCGTATCAACTACACAAGCAGGAGATGGAAATCATGGAAAAGATGAAGCAGCCTAAGCGCAGAGGTAGGCCACCGATAGACAAAGGTAATCAAGTGGCGATACCTGATAGTGTTCCGCTATCTAAGAGCAGGGATGTTAATAGGGAGCTAGTCGAAATTGGATCTCTCTCAGACCACTCATTCGCTGGCGTGGAGCCCGGGCGCTGCTGGCGATGGCGGTCGAGATGGCAGCAGATCGGCTGGGCATCAGCAAGGATCAGCTAACCTTAGACCAGATCAGTGCGCAACTGCGAAGGCTGCTCGAGTAGTACCTTGATACTGCTATGCCCCGCAACTACATATTCCACAATGACCATTATGTTAAGTCGCGTTGTGCAGGTAGGCCTTAAGTATGCGGTACCCTTCGGCTCGCGAGAGGAGGGGGGGTACCTATTTGCGCGCTGTCAGGCGGTGCTGGGCTGGCGGTTCTGTAATACGTCTGCGCTAAGGGTATACCCTTGCCCCCCTGCCCCTGCCATATACCGAGGGGGGACCGTTACTCAAATTTTCTCAATAATCAGCGGTGCGGGGAGTGGCTGTTGCTAGGTGATGGCTGCTGTGTTTGGACGAGTACAGGCACCCACAATAAAAAATGTAGTATTAACGCTAGAAGCGTTGCAGCTACCTTGTTTATCTAGACTACTAAGTCGCTCGACTTGGTGTTGGACCTGTTCGCTGTTGCTACTTGAGTACCGGCCGATTCGTCACGTTTATCCCAGTTGGTAAGCTGCCTGCCGTCTGGAGGGCTGGGTGATGGCCCCACCAGTTAATGTACCGATTCCGGCCTGTATTTGCAATAGCGTTTACGTATATTTTTGTTGACTGACCTTGTTTAATAGTGATAGCATCTGGGTCTCATCACTTTACAAATTGAGGTTTTCTAATGCCATCTAAAGGTCTGTACGCAAACATCAACGCCAAGCAAGAACGTATTGCCGCTGGCAGTAAGGAGAAGATGAGGCCGGTGGGCAGTAAAGGTGCGCCTACTGCTGCTGCGTTTAAGCAATCTGCTAAAACTGCAAAGCCGGTAAAAAAGAAGAGTTAACACGCGCCAGCAGTCAATCAACTTTATATACAGGATTACAAAATGGAAGTTAGAGTGAACAGCGGTTTCTTGATGAAGAACACCAAAAAAGAGTCTGAGACTCATCCCGATTACACCGGCACTTGGGCCGACGACGATGGCACTGAGTACTACCTGAATGCGTGGTTAAACACCAGCAGCAAGTCTGGCAGTAAGTACTTCAAGATTACCCGCGGTAAAGCCAAGGTCCCGCGACAGGACGTTGCACCAGCGCCCGCCGCGGTCACCGGCTTGGACGACGATATCCCATTCTAATGGCGGCCATGAAAGGCAACTCTGTCCCCAGCATGAAGAACTGGGGCGGGGTTCGTAACGTTGTACAACGCATTGAGCGCAGCCAAACCATTGTTGCCAACCGCGAGGCTGTCGCTTACTCATTGCTGACAATGGCTAACGCCAAAATTACAGACATCTTTGAGTGGGACGACATGGGTAATGTGAAGGTCAAGGCCTCCAACCGCATACCTGAGCACGCAATCCAGTCGATCAAGTCTATTAAGCAGCGTGTTGATAAAGACGGCGCGGCCACTATTGAGCTTGAGTTGTACGACAAGGTGCAAGTGCTGCGCATTTTGGCCAAAGCCTCTGGTTTACTTGACGCGCCTGACGATGGGCAAAAGCCGTCGGTGATTGCCATTAACGTGCAAGGCCCTGACATTGAGGACGCCACCACCAATGAGTGAACACCAGCTAACAAGCATGAATATTGATCTGCGTGGCTCGCCCATTGCGTTCAAGTTCTTGCAAACCAATGCGTTTGTACGCGGCTTGATGGGGCCGGTGGGTAGCGGCAAGTCCTACGTTTGTGCGGCTGAGGTTATGATGCGCGCCGTAAAGCAAAAGCCCAGCCCCAAAGACGGTATTAGGTACACGCGCTTTGTTGTTGTTCGTAACAGCTACCCAGAGCTAAAGACCACCACTTTGAAGACGTGGGCGGACCTGTTCCCAGAGAACGTCTACGGCCCAATTTTGCACACGCCACCTATTACCCACCACATCAAGCTGCCCCCACGAGGTGACGCCGCCGGTATTGACTGCGAGGTCATCTTTTTGGCCCTTGACCAACCAAAGGACGTGCGTAAATTGCTGTCGTTGGAGCTTACCGGCGCGTGGGTAAATGAGGCTAAAGAGTTGCCCAAGGCTGTGATCGACGGGTTGACCCACCGGGTTGGCCGTTACCCCAACAAGTCGGATGGCGGCGCTACATGGCACGGCATCTGGATGGACACCAACCCGATGGACGACGACCATTGGTGGCACAAAGTGGCCGAGAAAGAGCTGATCACCGGCAAGTACGCATGGAAGTTCTTCAA